TGGCACCGCCCGTGCGATTCGGGTTGGTAACGATGAACGCGTCGGCCCGGCCAATCTCCCGACTCACGTCGGAGAGCTTGTTATACCTATCGTCAACCGCGTCGTTATCGATCAGGGTACGCCGCGCGTTGAGCAACCACATCATCTTTGCCATGCGTGCGTTAACCTCATCCTGTGGCGAAATCATCGTTCTGATTAACCCATAAGGCACGCCGGTCAAATCTTCGCGGTAGCCAAAAAATGGGATGTACGGAAAGCGTCGCCGATTGGTTGCGTAGTCTCGCACGCGCATCGGCCCGATATAAAACGCGCAGCGGATTTTGTCGTAGACCGCCACACGCGGCTGCACTGCACCGGATGCGACGGCAGCCCGATGATAGGGATTGTCCTCGTTAAATTCGATGGAGCGTCCGCCCGGCAGTTTAAGCACCAGCCCGCGCACCCAAACCCGGTACCAGACCTCGAAACACGTCACGATGTTACGTGAGGTATCGCGCCATTCCAGATCGTCCCACGACGTGCGCACGCTTTGCTCCATCGAATGCAGCAAATCTGCCGATACGCGGGAATCCAGCGACAGCAATTCCGTCCAGTCGTGTCTATCGCCCGCCGCCTTGATCGCCTCGGCATGGGCCGGAAAAAAGCTGGCGATATGGTCCGCGTCATAACGCTTGCGGCGCACCACGTAGCGGGCATCGGACCAATCCGGCTGGCGGCTGCGCCAGTCCCACCACAGTTCCGAGCGGTGAATGTGCTGTACGCGGTACGGATAGCGAAACGGGTTGGATTCACGCGAGACCTCAACGCCGCCGAATCCCGCCTTGATCATGGCCGCATACGCATCGGAATTTGCCCGGTCGGCATTGGTTTCGCGCTCTGCCTCGTGCAGTTTCGCGTTCAACGCTTCGGCCACATCGGCATAGCGGTCATCGTCGGCACCGACATGCCAGTCCGTGCGTGTCTTCGCCTCCATGCCTAGCACCGCGTTGACTGTTGGCGCAATCAGATTGGTAATGAGCGGCCCTAGACCCTTATCGTTCAAGCGCTGCAAGGTATCGGGGTCGAGCTGGTTGCCGTCGTAGTAGTCGCAGCACTTGTCGGCTTCCTGACGCCAGAGCGGTTGATCGCGTATTTCTTGCATCCAGCGCTCAAGCTGGCGCAGCGTCAGCGCGTGCGGATCGTGCGACGCCAAGTCCTGGGCATGCGTGACCTGCTCGCCTGCTTCGTCACCAAGAATGCGGCTACCTGTTACAGCGGTATTCATGCGCGCCAATTCTCTCTATGGATTGCAAAATTCTGCGGGGCATTGCTACGCGCAAAGCGCAGCGACATGACGCCATAACGCACCGCGTCCAGTACGTCATCGAGCTGCTTGACGATGACGCCATCTTTGCGGTGATACAGGCGGTATTCCTGCAAAAAATCCTCAAGGTGGGCAAAGACTTTGAAGCGTCCGGTTTGCATGCGGTTCAGGATGATTTGTACGCCTGGCTCAACGCCGATGGAGCCGTCATCGAACTGCGCGCGTTCCGGCAGCATATTTACGCCTTCGTCGCGGTACTGATCGCGCATGGGCCTGCCGCTGTCTTTCTGGGCCTGCAAAGCGTCATGCGGCCAAGCGACAGGAATCCACGCACCGCGCGACTTGATGGCGCTGGCATGCACGGCAGGCACTTGCTTGGCACGCCGGTAGGCGTCGTAGACGTAGACAATATCGGCCTCGCGGTTGTGAGCTAGCCAAACCACGGCGGTCGGGTGGTCCCAGCCCAAGTCCATGGCAGCAATGCGCGGCCACTCGTCGGGAATGTTGAACGCGGTCACGGTAATGTCGGATTCGGCTACTGGATACACAGCACCGGAACCCAGAACCGGCTTACCGTAGGCGCGGGCTTCGCGCTCATGATCCGGGTAGCTGGCAACAATCGTATCGGCTTGCTCTTTCGTGTAATGATCCGCATCGTAGATTCCCATGAAGATGACTGCGGTTCCGTCCTGCTTCTCAACCAAGAAGCGCAGCACGGTCAGCGACATGCCCATCAGTGGCGTGAACGTCAGGTAGACCGGCCCGAGCGTCGTGTTAGTCCGGGTCAGCGCTTCCATGTAGATATCGTGTGGCGGTTCTTCGTCGAGCCAAACGAAATCCAGCGTTTCTGCCTGAAACTTGGCTCGCCCTTGGTTGTAGCTGCGAAAACCCAATACCGATTCACCTGCTTGCACGTCGCCGCCGCCACCGTGACGCACAACAACTTGCGATACCGCGTTAGCAATGCCGCCTGCTGGGGCCACATCCTTGATGGCATCAGCCGGTAGCGCTGCTAGGCCACGCTCTGAATCCACACCGGGACGGCCCAACAGCAAGCGTTGTACGCCGTCGCGTGTTAGCTCTCCGGTCACTGAAGCTGCCCAACCCGCCGTCGGCTTGTTAAACGTCTTGCCTTCCCACCAGTGCGGGTAGCGCCCGGTTAAGTGCATGGCCGTCTCGTAAGCGCCTGAGTAGGTTTTGCCGAGTTGGTTGCCCGCAGAGAACAGCCGTTCCCGAAACTTGGCACCCAGCGCATGAAACTCTCGTTGCTTTGCGTAAGGGCCATGCAAGAGCGCGCCTTTCGGGCGCAACGCAATCGGTTGAAATACTACCGCCCTTACGCAAAGCAACGACCGTGGTTGCGCCGCTCGTGGCGGTTATCGGGCTACTGGCCTGCGCCGTCGCCGCACGCAGTTGCGCGAGCACCGATTCAACTGGCACGCCCTCAAGCTCGGCAATCTGTTGAGCCGACTGGGCGATCTTCGCGTCCAGTTCAGCATCCGAAGCTTTTTCCAGTTCGCTCAGGGTCACGACCTTACGGTCCACAAACATGGCCAGGTGTCGCCCGATAAGTTCCAGATTCTGGGTTTTGTTTGCCAACTTCAGGATGAAATTTCCATTTCGGTCGTAAGACCAGCCGACGATACAGCGCCGGATTCTTTCCGGCAGCTTGCGAATATCGCGCGGCGAGGTGAGTTCCTGCACTTGTTCTGGGTCTTGCGGGTCCAACAACATCAAATCGCCAGCGTCGTAGAACGCCATGGCGGCCAATTCGTTGAGCACGCGCTCTTTGGTAATGTCGAGTTTTTTGGCGATTTTTTCGCGCTCGATTTGGACTGCTGCGGCAACCTTAGGATTACTCAACAAAGCACTGGCACCGGTGTAAGCGACTTGTCCGCGCGCCTTGTAACCGGCTTTGATATAGGCGTCGCTTTGGTTTGCGAAGCCATTGGCGGCGTAGTGATGCACGAATAGTTGTTGCTGGGCGGTGAGTCCGACGGCTGGTTTGCGCTTGCCTGGATTTTTATTTGCCGTTTTTTTGGGGAGCGTTGGGTTTTTCCTTGTCATGGTGTTCGATCAAACAAAAAGCCCCGATCATTTGACCGGGGCTGATTTTGGACGCAATTAGGGCGACTTGTGTCAAGTGTATTCAAAAGTTTTTGTACATGTCAACAGTTATTTTTCGTTCATTAATCCGCGCATGACGAACATGGGAATGAGTAAGGTTTTGGCTTCTTGGTAGGCTTGGTGTAATTGTTGCGTACTCATTCGCGGATTTCGGTATATCTGTGAACCTGCTGCTTTATTCGCGGCGTGCAATCCGACGGCGCTACGCATCTGCCATGTTGGTAGGGCATCGATACAAGCGTCCACTTGTTCAGCCTGTAGTCTGGCGATACGCGCATCACGGTCTTCTCGGTCGATGATTTCATCGTGGGTAATTCCTGACTTGGCTACTCGGAACGTTGGCGATACGTTGGGATAGCCTAGAAATTCCCGATGGGATTGCGTCCATCGGTACCACGTCATGATTAATCCCTCCGCCGGGTCATTTTCTTGGAGCATTTTATTTTCTTCTTTCATGCAATGCTTCCATGTCCTTGAAGTTGAACTCATTGGCCCCGCTGACAAACACGCGCACAAGCCCGCCTTTGCAGGTTGCGCCGCGCTCGATAAGTAGTCGGTCAATCAGGCTATCGTCTTCGATCACCCTCGCGTACATGAGCGCGTCGAGGATGGCTTTGGGCAGGGTGTCGAGGTCACGGCGTCGATAGTCTGGTGGATAGGCGGCTATGGCCACTTCAAGGCGTCCTGGGGCCGCTCTGGGGCATTTTGCGAGCATGACGGTATCGACAACGGACTGACGGTATTGGCGGCCCTGTTCGCTGATGAGGGTACGCCCGGCCAGCTCGCCGCTATTGGGACTGCGCCAGTAAGTGTTGACGCTGGGCGGGTAGGGAAGTTCGAGGATGATCATGCTATTAGTGCCCCATGAAGTCTATGGGTAAGCAGCGGCTGTCAGTGGTGTATTGCAAGCTGGCTGCGTGATACCAAAGCGAGATGCTGCCTTCCCATTCGCCGTGTCGGTTTTTGTCGCAAATCAATAGCGCGTCGCTTGCTATTGCGGTTTTGTCATCGACATTACGGCCCTCACGCAAAGCCTGTTCGATTTCGCGCTCTTTGCGCTTGTTGCGCCAGACCGTCAGAACCTGGTCTACTAGGTCGGTAATGGCGTGGCTGCCGGATGCGGAAAATTTTCCCGGTGGGCTGTTTTCGTCCTGTTGTTTTTTTGCGTGGTGAACAAGGTGGATATGGATGTTGTAATCGCGGGCCAGACTGGTTAGCAAGTCCACAAAGTCTTTTTGTCCGTTGTAATCATCGGTGCCACGTACGCATTTCATTAAGCTATCGACAACAATGTGTTGAATGCGCAACTTTTCCGAGCAGTAGCGAATCACAGCGGCCAGCGCGTCGATGGCGCCGATGGCCCCGGCGATCAGTTGCACCTGGGTGTGCCCCGTGCGCGCCGCCGCTTCAACGTTTTGTGCGACTTGGCGCAACAATCGGCGCAAGGTTGCCACAGGTCGCATTTCAAAGCTGGCAATGCAGGATTTTTCACCTTGTGCAGCAAAACCTAGGATTACCTGCCCGAGCATCTGGCTTTTCCCGTGGCCATTGATGCCCTGCCAGAGTGTCACCTCGCCACCACGAAAGGCTATGTCGCTATGCGTTTTAGCCCATGGCAGCTTAGCGCCCATCATGTGTCCATCGGTTTTCAGACTGGCAAGCAATCCATCCTGCCACGACTTGGCAGGCATAACCTTCACTTGCGGCTCGGTCTCAGCCAGATACGCGGCAAAGTCGGTATTGTCCTGAGAAATGATTAAGGTCATGCCGCAATCCTTGATTTGATAGCATCCAGATCGATCACGCCTTGTCCGGGCGTATACCACATGAAAAAGCTATCGAAGCACGCTACGACTTTTTGTGGCGTGAATTCGACGGCACGACGAAAACACGCCAACACGCGCGCCGAATCGACACCATCCAAGCCGCTAACGTGTGTATTGATTCCGTGCAAAAAACGCAAGTCCAAAGTTTGCACGATGTCATCAGGCAAGATGTGCACTTCTGGGAAAAAACCGTTTTCCATGTTTTGTTCAGGGCGATCCCAACTCCAACGGTAAACCGGTACGGATGCGAACAAAGTTAAGAAACACGTGCAAGGTTTGAAGCCCCTGTGTCGCAAGTCGAGAATTTTTTGATGGCCAATCATTTGGATT